CTATTACCGAAGTCCGATTTTTTTGACTTTGTGGAAAGGTCAGATTCTTTGCATCGTTTGTTGTTGGTGTATTGTAAATTTTGTTTTTCTCTAAATATATCATCGCATCCGATAGTTTTGCTCCGAATGTCATTTGAGGATTGTTCTTTTTCCGAAGAATAAAACCCCCAGACTTGGTTTGTTCCACTCTCTCCGATTGTTCTCCCCCTTCTTCGCAACCTACTGTCGGAGTTGGGTACATCTGAACAAATGCAGTCAGATTGTGTTGACTTGCTTTCTTCCAACCTTTTCTTTTTATTAGGCTCTCTGCATTTTCTTGACCACTTGCTTTCGGTGTTGGATACATTGCATCCGATGATCCAGACTCTTTTTCTTTGATGCCAAGCACCGATGCCTGAAGCTGGTATAATAAGACATTGGACTTCGAAACCTTCTTTTTCCAAGTCAGTTTGCACCTGTCTGAGTACCATGCCTTCTTGGATGTTAATAAGACCTTCAACATTTTCGCCAATGAACCACTTTGGTTTACATTCTCTGACGACTCTAATAGTTTCATCCCAGAGGTATCTATCGTCATCTGTTCCTTTTCTTTTTCCTGCGACTGAGAATGGTTGACATGGGAATCCCCCAGTAACGACATCTGCTTTGTATTTTTCTCCTTTGACATTTCTTACATCTCCTTCAATTGGTATGTTTTTAAAATTCTTTTGCAAGACTTTTTGACAAAATTCGTCTTTTTCACAAAAAGCAATTGTTTCAAAGTGTCCAGTAGATTCTAGTCCTAATGAAAACCCACCGATACCACTAAATAGGTCTAAGACCTTCAATTTAGTTTGTTGCATAATAAAAAATAAGTAATGCAATCTCTATTGCGATAATTGTTTCAAGCATTGTAATTGTTCCTTTGGTTTTAGGTTTTTAATTCTATTCCAAGTAACACCATTGATAGACCTAGATCCCTCAATGATGTTTTTGAAAGTTTGTATAAATAGTTTTTCTTTTTCTATTTCAGTTGAGAGTTTTATTTTTTCTTTCACTTATATTCTTTTTTAATTGATCTAATTTATTGCTCCAAAGAGTTTTCCAACCTTTGGGACAGTTCCATTTCATATATTCTAAGTTCCTTATTCTCCTTTTATCCCTTAAATCTATATTAAAATCATAGACTAAAGGCAAACCATATTTATTTCTAATCATATTGATATTATTTCCCTTTTTTTTCAAAATAATTATTTACAATTTTTTCAGCAGTTTTATTAGTTTTAAAATAACCACCATTTTTATATTTTATAAAAGGTACTTTATTTAAAATAAAACTATCATGTATGTATTTTTTATCTTTTGCAGTTGATTCCCTCATATAAAATTTAATTTCATGATCCCAAAACCAAGCAAAACCCATATATTCCTTAGTTCCTATTAATTTTTTATCTAATTTCCAAAGCCTACTCCAATTTGTTCTTGTGTTTTTTGGGAAATTAATTTGTATATTTACATTATAAGAATCTAATTTTGGTTTAATTAAATCTTTCATTTCTCCCCCTTTATAAATTTAACTATATTATTAAAGTATTTTTTAGGTAAAGGCAAAATAACCTCCTTTTTCCTAATCTCTGCGTCTTCCATATCCATGAAACTAAAAAACTTTTTTTCTGGATTTCTTTGTTCTAGGTCTTTTGTTATTGAAATATAATCTTTAACTTTCATATTTACCTCCTTTTAATTAATACTTTTATTAATTGGTTTATATTTGTTTAAAAATAATTTTTGGTTAAATTGCTTTAATGTAGCCTTGAGTCTTGGCAAGGAGTGTTTAGCTGCCTTGCCTTTCTCAAATATTAACCATGATTGAGTCTCTTTGATTGGTTCTCCCATTTCTAAAAGTTCACCATTTTTTTTTGATATAATCATTATTTACCCTTCTTTATTAATTTATTTAATGCAAGACCAGATACAAAAGGAATTTTTGAATCTACTAATTGCTTTAATTGTGTTTTGTTAAGATTCTGCTTATCTAATAATTTTGATAAAGCATTAGCCTTTTCAAATGAAATAGTTTTTCCTCTTAAATCTTCATAAGAATTTTTAAGTTTTTTTAATTGTTCATTAGAAAAACCTATTTCTTTGTTTGCTAAGACTTGAGCAGCTCTATTAATAAGAGCCTCCTTTCTGTCTTGGTTTAGATTGTCGTAAAATGAAGTTAATGTTCTCATTGTCTTTTCCTTTCTTATTGGTTGTTGTTTAGTCTTGTAGTTGTGTCAATTTCTAATCTTTTGTTAGCTTCGTCCATAAAGTTTTCAATATCATTATCAAAAAACCAACACTTAGTTATTTTATTATAATGACCTGTATTTTTATGATTGGTTAAATAATCTTTATTATTACAAATATTCCAGGCTTGTTTTTTAATTAACCAATTTTTACCCTTTGCTAATCCAACATTTAAACCAGTTGCATCATCAACTAAAGTATAAGAAGTTTTAAAAGCTCCCTCAATTTTTTTTATAGTAATCATATTATTGTCCTTTCTTATAATTTGGATTTTTATAAACCATTAAACCAGAAAATAATCCTGCTTGAGTAGATACTAAAATATATCCTTGATTTTCTAGTTTAGTTTTTTTTGTGTCTGCTGCTTTGGCAGATCCTGGAACTGAGTCGTTCCAACTTACATATTGTAGTTTTGTTTTAAACATTGTTTTTTCCTTTCCTTGATTCATAATAAATTTGTATAACTTTTGTATTACATTGTCAACTATTAAACTCTAAGATTGTAAAAATATTTATGTTCGCTAAATGTTCTGATTGATTACCCAAAATTTGACATATAGAAGGTCTAGCAAGGAAGGTTTAAAAATGGATAAAATTAAGCAAGGATTTGCACAAATTCCAAATCAATTAATATATGATGAGAATATAGGAAATGAAGCTAAAATATTATTTTGCTATATTAAGTCATTATCTGATAATTATAGGAACTTAAGAAATTCTAATTTGTGTCGAAAATTAGGCGTTTCTGTTAATACTTTACAAAAGGCAAAAAAAGAGCTTGTTGATAATGGTTACCTAGTTATTCACAGGTTATCAAGTGCCAACAAATATACCTTAAGACTACCCAAAAAAAGGGTAATCAGGGTGTCAAAATTTAAGCAATCAGACTACCCAAAAATTGGGCAGTATTATAAGAGTAATAACAATAATAATAATAACAATATTAATAAAGGTTTTAAAGGATTTAAAAAGATAAAAGATGAGTGATAAATATTATTATAATGGTGAACCTTTGCAGCTAAGTTATAAGAATGATTACAGCATGGGGGACAAGGTTGAAATAGTTAGACAAATAGAAAACGACTTTAAAAGTGGGATGCTGTCCTGGAGTCAGATGTTCTGGATTATTGAGAATAAAGCCTTTGGAGCTTGGACTTGCCAAAATATCATAGATAAATTGATGTTCTCCGGTAAATTAAAGGTAAACCCACTCACACTTGATAAGCGAACATTTAACACAATTAGAAAACCTTTTGATTTGTAATATACCATATATTGTGGTAATAGATTGATTGGCTACAAAGCTCCCTCTTTTAGTTGTTTTTAGCCTAATTAAGTTAATTAACTAGTGAGTCTTTCAGATACCTTTCTTTCTTTCCTTTCTAACTGGAGGACTCACACTTTAGAATTATTATAAACTAATGGCTGGAAGACCTAGAAAACTAAATAAAAAACTTGAGGAAAAGATCCTTGAATTATTAGCGGATGGTTTAACCATTAGACAAGTATTTGAAAAGCCTGAAATAGACTATACCTGGCAATCATTCAGAAATGAATTGGTTAAATCTGATGAGCTCATGCAAAAATATAATCAAGCAAAACAATTAGCAATTGATCTTGAATTATCCAACTTGAAAGACAAAAGACTTGAACTTGAAGCAAAGATTGAGTCTGGAATAATAGACGCTAAAGCCGGTCAGAACTTGGTTAATCTTTTTAAACTAACTATTGCATCATCCCAATGGTCAGCTGCTAAGATTTCACCTAAAAAATTCGGAAAAGCTGCCGAATTAACTATAAAAGGTGATGATAAACAACCATTAAATATAAGTTGGAGCAAATAAACTATGAATTATTTAAGTCTAAAATCTTTTAAAAGTGTTGATTTTATTGGTTTAAGGGTATTCTTTGCACACATAAAAAACATATTATACATACAAGGTGTTGCAAAAATATCACAAAATGAGAACAAATAGCGAACTTTCTGATAACCTTTAAGTTATCGGAAAATTACTAATGATAACTCATAACTTATTGATATAAAATTTATGGTTGTAACTAGTTGGTTATTGGATCTGAATTACTAAATATGGGGGGTTTTTAATTGGTGGCTACCTGATTTTGTGTTACCGGTTAAATTAAAATTAATGTATGCTACAAACACATGGACGATAGATTTCTAAAAACAATAATCTTCATT